TACTTGATGCTGGTAAAGCTATTAAAGCTGCAGGTAACCCATACAAGTTTGTTACAATAGATACTGTAACTGCATTAGAAGATATGGTAATGCCTTTAGCTATCAAGCTTTACAAAAACACAAGCATGGGTAAAAACTATGATGGTGATAATGTATTGTCCTTACCAAATGGTGCGGGATATTTATATTTGAGACAGGCTTTCTTTCAAGTTTTAGATTTTATTGATACATTAGCTCCCCATATTATTTTGTCTGGTCACATTAAAGACAAGCAAGTTGATGATAAGGGGGAGATGGTTCTTGCTGCAAACATAGATTTGACAGGTAAGATTAAGTCTCTAATCTGTGCTAACGCAGATGCAATTGGCTACATGTATAGAAAGGGTAACAAAACTATTTTGTCATTTAAGACAAATGAAGAGGTTACTTGTGGTGCAAGACCTGAACATCTAAGAAATGAGGAGATTGTAGTTACAGAAGCAAATGAAAAAGGTGAACTTGAGTTTCACTGGGATAAAGTATTTATTTAATTATTAAAAACAAAACAAAATGGCATTAAGCACAACTGATTTAGGAGCAGCAGGCTCAGGACTACCAAAAACAATCACTCCAGGTAACCACGTATTGAAAATTAATAGCATTGAGCTTGAAGACTTTAAGTTTATTGATGGTGCATATCATCTTATGATGCATGTAGAAACACAACCTATTGAAGGTTTTGAAGGCTTCATGATTGACAAAGATGATGAAAGCAAAGGAAGATATGCTGGTCAGATTGGTAGAGTTAAAGCAAGCCAGTATGCATTTGCAGATGGTGAGACTAAAACTGGTATTAAGATTCAGAGAGATAGATCTATTTTGATCTTCTTAAGAACTCTTGCACATACCTTAGAACTTGATTCTTGGTTTGTTGAGCAAGATGGTCAGCATGATACTATTGAAGATTTTGTTAAAGCATTCAATAAGACTGCAGACTTTAAAGGTAAATTCCTTGAGTTCTGTGTTGCTGGTAAAGAGTATGAAGGTAAATCAGGATATACTAACTACGATATGTGGTTGCCAAAGGCAGAAGGTAAGAAGTATGCTTTTGGTGCCATAGAAGGTGGTGCAGTTATTTCTTATGATGAAGCTAAACATCTCAAGAAATTAGAAGTTAAAGAAGTCAAGTCTTTTGGAGATGAGGATGATGTTTTTACAAAACCAAAAACATCTTCTGACTTTAGTTTAGACTAACTACTACCTAGATAATAGGGGGGAGTTAGTATAAATTAATGTATAACAGAGATTTTAAACTAAATCAGGAGCCTCCCCCCTTTATTCTTATTGCTATGATTTCAACAAAGAACTTAGTATCTGATTTACAGGATGTACCTAGAGAATGGGTATTTGAATATTATCTAAACTTAAAAGAAAAGCTTATTGGTCAGGATATAAAAATGCTCTCAGCATTTAATGTAAAGGACAAAGTTCCTAGCATGTTTATCTATCGCAATGGGGATTACTATAAGTTTAAAGATTTCTCTTCTGGCTTTCAAGGTGATCAAATTGAACTTGTCAAATGTTTATTTAACTATGATACAAGATTCAAAGCAGTTAACAGAATACTTAATGATTACCAAGAGTATCTCAAGTATAATGCACCTGCAGAAAGAGGACCCATACAATTTCATGATAAGTTCAAGGTAACAGATTTCCAAATGAGACACTGGAATTCCCAAGACTCTAAGTTTTGGACAAGTTTTAGGATTTCTTCAACTGTGTTGGAGAGATATAATGTTGTCCCATTGGAGTTCTTTACTATGGAGAAGACTGAAGTTGATGGTAGTCTTAGGTCTTATAGATTTTCTAGACCCTATGTCTATGGTTATTTTAGACAAGATGGTGAGCTGTATAAGATTTATATGCCTAAAGTCCCAGAGAAGAAGTTCATTAAGATCCAGAACTATACACAGGGTATGGATCAATTGCAATATGATTCCAAGTATTTACTGATTGTTTCTTCACTTAAAGACCTCATGTCTTTTAAGAAGCTTGGTATTGGTAATATAGAATGTATTGCTCCGGACAGTGAGAATACAATGATTGGAGAATCTGTTATAAATAGACTTAGAGAGAAGTATGCTAAGATTATTGTACTGTTTGATAATGATGAGCCCGGTATAAAAGCTGCTCAGAGATATCAGGATAAGTATAATATCCCACATGTAATACTTGACATGTCTAAGGATTTATCAGACTCTGTCAGAGATCATGGTATTGAACCTGTAAGAGATCAATTATTAATCTTACTAAAACAGATAGTATGAGTTGGTTATATAAAGGTGAAGTATTTAATGACAGCAAAATTCCAGATGGTGCTGTAGGTTTCATTTATGAAATGGAAGCAATCATTGATGGTAAAGCAGTCCGTTATATTGGTAAGAAGAACTTTTATTCTACAGTTAAAAAGAAGCTGGGAAAGAAAGCTATTGCTGCAATGACAGATAAAAGAGCATCTAAATACACTTTTGTAAGCAAAACTAACTATCAAAATTATTACAGCAGTAATGCAGTGCTACAAGATGCACATAAAGCAGGAATTCCTATAAAGAGATTTATGGTTAGGATATGTTTCTCAAAGACAGAGTTAACATACCATGAGACTAAATCACAATTTGTAAGAGAAGTGCTTGAAAAAGAAGAATATCTGAATGCCAATATCCTTGGCAGGTTTTACAAAATAAAATAGTATGAAAGAAATGGATATGATTGGAACCCTTGTTAGATTAGCTGACTTGGGAGTAACTGGTATTAAGGTACAATATGAAGGATCTGGTGATTCAGGTGCAATTGAAAATGTAGTTTATACTTTAGAAAAAATGGTTGAAGATGAAGAAGATGCCTTTGATAATATTAATGATATTTATGTATGGGATCAAAAAATCTTACATCTTCAAGACTTAGATTCTGGTCTTAGTTCTGATATAGCATATTTTGTTGAAGAACAATTACTTAATGATATTGAGGATTGGTGGAACAATGACGGAGGCTCGGGTGCAGTATGCATTTTAATTCCTTCTGGTAAGTATAAAATCTTTAATGATATTAGAATTACCCAGATTGAGAAATATTTTCATGAGGGATCTTTAATTGAGAAGACATTGTAATGGCACATCCATATCAACATGCAGTATCTTCAGCTAGAAAGTTTGGAGGTATTCCAGAAGACTATGTAGAAATCCATAAGTGGTTTGATGCTACTAAAGCATGGGTGGGTCACAGTAAACATAGAATATTTCGTCACCACAGTGAAGGTATATTTGAATGTGAAAAAGTGTTTGGACCTTACTTTCTAAATTCTGATGACAAAAGAGTATATACAAGATATGTTGGTGAACAACATGTCAAGGAAGATTGCAATGGATATATTCCAAGTGCAAAAGAATGGGTAGATATGATTGCAAGTGGTAAACCACAAGAGTGGGCAATTAAAACTTTAAAAATTGAAGACTGATGAAAAGAGTAGAAAAAATAAAACATGAATTAGAAACTTTAATAGTTAAAGCTATTGACATTTTAGAGAAAAATTATGATCTAGATGTTGCTGATGATCTTACTCCTGCAACTATGACTGTAATGGCTTTGAATGATGCTCTAATAGACTTAGATGATTTAGATGAAAAAGGTTTAAAAATTGAAGACTGATGACAAGAGATGAATTAAAAAATCTGATTAACATGTTTCAGTCAAGTGATGCTGAGAATCATGTAGTTGCATTTCATGCAATTGAGAACAGTATACTTGATAATAATGAGCTAGTGTTATTGTATAAATTTTCAGGGCAACCATTTGCAAAATGGAAGCATGAAATTCCAAAGACTGCAGAAAGAATTACTGATGTAATTGGTGATGAAGCTATAGCATTATCATCTGCACGTGTGCTTGGTATTATTACTAATAATAAGGCAGCCAAGCATGTAATAGAAACATTCCTGGAGTTTTTCATCCGGGATTTAACCAGTATGTTAGGAAGCATAGGGTATCCAATGGACAAAGTAGACATCAATGTAAAAATAAGAGATGATGGACAAAGCACAGAGTCTTAGTAAAATAAGTAAAGATTTAATGTTGAAAGAGCCCTATTACGGGTTCTTTCTCATTATGTTGAATAAAGTTTGGAGAAAAGATCTCCCAACTGCAGGAGTAAGCAAACAGAACATTAATTATCAATTAGCCATCAATGAAGAATTCTGGACTGGTCTAAGTGATGATCATAAAATGGGCTTACTAAAACATGAATTGCTCCATATTGCATTTGGACACCTTGTAAGTTTTAGTTCTTTTAGTAACAAAAAGCTTGCAAATGTTGCCATGGATATGGAAATTAATCAGTATATTGAGGACTCTTGGCTGCCAGAAGGAGGTATCAAACTTGAAGACTATGGGGATCTCAAACTAGATAAAAAGGCTGGTTGTAGATATTACTATGACCAGCTTCTCCGCCTTCAAGATGAGAAGGATAAGAATGGTACTACAGGTAATACACCTATGGACAATCTACTTGATAATGTAGCTAGTGGAGATATTCCAGATCATAGCACATGGGAAGAGTTTGATGACATGACTGATGCTGAGAAAAAGCTAATTGAAAAGCAGGTTCAGAAAATTCTACAAGATGCAAAAGAACAGACTGTAAAGAAACGTGGTAATGTACCAGGTGAGATTGAGGGTCTTATTGTAGTTGAGGAGATTACTAAACCTAAGTTTGATTGGAGAGGTTACATCAGAAGATTTACAGGAGTAAGTACTAAGGTATTTACTAAGAAGATCAGAAGAAAAGAGAACCGTAGATATGAAGATAATCCAGGTCTGAAGATTAAAATGCGTCAGCACATGTTGCTTGCTATTGATACTTCAGGTTCAGTAAGTGATACAGAGCTTGCTGAGTTTATGAATGAGATTCATCATATCTATAAAGCAGGAGTAGACATTACTATAGTGCAATGTGATACTTCTATCAGATCTATTGAGCCTTATAGAGGCAAGAATGAAATCAATGTATTAGGAAGAGGTGGGACAGAATTTGATCCCGTCCTAGATTATTACAATGCAAACCTAAAGAAATATACAAGCTTGGTATATTTCACTGATGGTGAATGTTATACATCTGTAAAACCAAAGAGTAAAGTCTTATGGGTTTTGTCAGAAAGATCAAGCATGAATGAGGACCTACCTGGTCAAGTGATTAAATTAGAATTATAAAAAAACAAACGTTATGAACACAGTACAATTGAATGCAGAAGAATTGAAAGGTTTTATCAGCCACATGGTAAAGAATAATCAGCACATCCAAGCTCAGGGTAAAGTTCCTGTAGCTGTCAATATTGAAGGTGATGCTGGTCTTGGTAAGACTTCAAGTATTTTGCAATTAGGTAAGGAGTTAGGAATGGATGTTGTAAAACTTAATCTATCTCAGATTGAGGAATTAGGTGACCTTGTTGGTTTTCCTGTTAAAGAATTTCTTGTTAGAAACCAAGAAGGTAAACAAAGATGGATTACTGAAGCTCAAGTAAGCGGTGCTCTTAAAGCAGGTTATACTGTAGCTGATAAGAGAATGTCTCATGCTGCTCCTGAATGGATTCAAGGTAAAGGTGAGGGTGGCTTCCTAATCTTGGATGACTATACTCGTGCTGACCACAGATTTATGCAAGCAACTATGGAAATCTTGGACCGACAGGAATATGTATCATGGAAGCTTCCCAAGAACTGGCATGTTATCTTGACCTCAAATCCAGACAATGGTGACTATAATGTAACTAGTCTTGACGTAGCTCAGAAGACCAGATTTATTTCTGTTGAGATGAAGTATGATGCAAATGTATGGGCTAAGTGGGCAGAGACTGCAGGTGTTGACGGCAGATGTATTAACTTCATGTTGATGCATCCAGAGCTTGTAACTCAACGTGTGAATCCAAGAGCTATCACTACATTCTTTAATGCTATTAGTTCTATTCCTAAGTTTGAGGAACAGTTACCATTGATTCAGATGATTGGTGAGGGTTCTGTTGGTGCAGATTTCTCTAGCATGTTTACTATGTTTATTAATAACAAGCTAGATAAAATTATCTCTCCTGAAGATATCCTTACTAAAGATGAAGCATATGTAAAAGGTGCTATTGTAGCTTCAGTAGGTAAAGATGATGAGTTCCGTGCTGACTTATCCAGTGTAATTGCAACACGTGTAATTAACTATGCACTTACTATTGCTGACAAAGGTGGAGTTCCACAAGCTATGATTGACAGATTAGCCAAACTAACTACAGAGTTTGATGGCTTTACAAATGACTTGAGATACTATATGGTCAAAGAGATTGTAAATGGTAACAAGGTTAAGTTTGCAAAGCTTATGCAAGATACTAACGTAGTTAAGATGGCAATTCAGTAATAACTAAGGGGGTGTAACAGCCCCCTTTAATTTATAATTATGAAAAGAGCAGTATTTTTTGATAAGGAAGATGAAGTATTCAATGTAGATATAAAATATGTACTTGAAGATTCTTCAAAATTTGAAGTATTTAACATGAGTAAAGGTTATACTCCTACACAAGGAGATACTATTTATCTCATGCCGGGTGTTAATATCCCAAGAGCAAAATTGAAAGACTTAGCCCTTGATCACGGTATTAAGATTGTAAGAGATTCTGATAAAGCAAATGTTATAATTACAGGTAAAGCTACTCCAGGTAAAGTATTACATGGTAATTGGTATTATTCAGCACCTATTGCTAAGATTGAAGAGTATCTTGATAAAGTAGCAGTAGATGAGTATTATAAAGATAACCTACGCACAGCCATGTTATCTTCAGAATCAGATAATGTATATTTTAATTATAGTACTAAGGTTAGTATTACTAGTCGTGTAGTTACTAGTGTATTTACTGGAAGTTCTCATCACTATTATTATATAGATGATGAGTGGAAGCAGTTAATTGATAG